TATTCTGTACCATCTAATATCACAACATTTAGGTCAGCAGTAAGAGCCAAATCAAATGAAATGGAAACAGCGATTGACAATGCGGCTGATGTAGATGCTCTAGCAACTCTTTATGCTTATGTTAATACAGGAACAAAAAAAAAACCTGTTATTGAAAGACCATTAGGTGAATTTCCAGTATTGGAGAACTAATGTCCGCACCATTAATTTTAGGTACTAACTCTATTAAAGATACAGGTTTTAACGTAAATAATTCATATTTTATTGGTGCAGATGCAAAAACATCTATTACTAACACAACACCTACTAATACTAAAAAATTTACTATATCTTTTTGGATAAAAATACACGAGTTCCCTACATCAGGTGGCGATAGACCAATATTTGGTTATTATTCTGATAGTAGTAATCAAGCATATATGTATTTAAGAAATGATGGAACTCTTGGAATATTTGAAAATAAAAGTGGTAGTACAAAATTAGATTTTAGAACTTCTCAAGTTTTAAGAGACCCTTCTTCTTTTTATAATATAATTATGGCAATAGACACTAGTCAAGCTACAGACTCTAATAGATTAAAATTATATATTAATGGATCACAAGTTACTTCATTTGCCGCAGAAAATTATCCAGCACAAGACTATGCTTCTCAATGGAATGAAAACAGTTTAGTTTTTAATGTAGGCGGAACAGCAACAAATGATGGAAACCATATTAAAGGAACTTTTTGTGAGTTTGCTTTTATTGATGGACAACAATTAGATCAGACTTCATTTGGAGAATTTGATGAGGACACTCCAACTGTGTTTAAACCAATATCTCTTTCTGATCTTACTTTTGGTAACAACGGATTTTTTCTTGAGTTTAAAGAAAGTGGATCAAGTGCAAATAGTTCTGGTATAGGAGCAGATACTTCAGGAAACAATAGACATCACTCTGTTACCAATATAGCCGCAACAGATCAAAGAACAGATACTTGCACAAATAATTTTGCAACCTATAACGCACTTTTATCTCAGACGGCAGGTGTTGATGGCAGACATGGTTCATGGAATGGACAACTAGCTGAAGGCAATTTATCATCAGGAACAGCAGTAGATAATTATAATAATCAATTTTCTACTTTTGGATTAACTTCAGGAAAATGGTATGCAGAATTTAAAATGTCCACAACAGATA